CATGATGCGGACATCTACGCCATGGAACTTCACGGGCAGACGTTGCCGTCGGATGTCGGTAATGGCCTCGCGCCAATCGGGTGCCGCAAAGAAGTTGTTGTCGAGCACCTCAATCCATTCCGCTTTCGGGTTCCACGCCATAGGATCTACGGAATGGATGCCGCCCTCCTTGTCATGAACCAGGCAGAACGGGCAATGTCGGATGCAACCGCGTGAGTAGAATTGCACGCTGAAACGATGCTGCGGGTATAGGTCGTAAGCCAGTCCCGTGTGGCGGTCAATCTCGTCGGGCAGTCTCGACTTGATGTCGTAGCCCGTGCCGCCCCTCACAATCTCCTTTGCCTTGTAGAGCATCGTGTCGAAGTCGGGCGTGAACGTGAAGACCTTGCTCGCATAGATGCGGTCGTAGTCGCCAAACATCGGCATCGCCCATTCCACGTCGTCGCCCCTCAGTCGGTGCCAGTCGGCAATCTTCATCAGAGCCACGTTCGGGAAGTTGTGGCCGTCAACATCAAGTAGTCCTATCTTCAATCCCATTGTTCTGTTATCTTCAATTCTTCGATGCGAAACCAAACACGCCCGATTCTATCCCATGTCCTGCTGATGACAGGGACAAGGTGTTTCTTGTTGCGGTTGGCTATCATTTCGATGTGTTCAACGAGCCGTGCAAGCGTGAAGTCTTCCATCGTGTCGATGCCGTAGTATCGCTTCACATAGTCGAGACGCTTCCAACGCTTATGCCCTAACTCTCCGAGCGTGATGATGAGCCCCTTTGTCGCCATCTTGATTGCGAGGTCGAAACACTCATACGCTGAGCCGTAAGGGTCGAGGTCTATCACGTCGTAATGGTTGCCCTCATAGTAGAGCCGATGGATGAGCATTTCTGCCCGTTCGTGGTAGTCGGCTTCGATGTCAGCGTCTTGGTCGTTGGTCGTGACGGTTGCCGTGTAGTTGTTGCGCCAGTACGACTTCACACCGCAATACATGTCGAGAATCGTCTGCGGTTTCAGCAGGTCGTAGAACTCTCGATTGCATTGGTACTTGTCGCGTAGGTGGTGCTCATTGTAGGTGTCCTCACGTTTGCCAAGGCGTTTCAGCTTTATCTGGATGCTGACCGCCGTGCGTCCCGTCGATTGTCCGATTTCCTCGTTGCTATATCCGTCGGATCTCATCTGCTGAATCCATCCGATTTCCGCATCCGTCCACTCTCGCGGTTTCGACTTCGTGAATCCGCAACCTTTCCCCACGTCGCCCTTGTACTCTTCAGGCATCATCGGGATTTCCTTTGTCGGTACTTCTCCAAATAAGTCTATCATAATTCTCTAATTCTCCAATTCTTGATAAAAAACGAAGAGGAAAGACCAACATCTTCCCTCTTCCCTCTTACATCATACATCATACATCCGAAGGCCTACGGCTCCAGACCCCCGCCCGTGTCCTGACTGCCACCGCCATGCAATCTTACTGATAGTCGCCGCAAACGCTTGAACGCTGTACGCAGCCTTGTTCACCATCTTGTCGATGATACTCTCGTCGCCGTGCTTCACGAAGTACATCTTCTTGCCCTTGCGGTCGTAGAAGAGCGCGAAGCACACCACATTCTCGTCAGCCTCGATGTCCTTTTTCAGCTTCTCGAGATCAATGTCCTCAATCTGTTCAATCTCCATAATCCTTTAAATCCGTTGTTTCTTCCCGATGTAATAGTCCGCGGCCATGCGCTGTATCAGTTCCTTCTCGTGCTTCTTCACCTCACTGGCCGCAAGGTTTGCCTTTGGCCGTACAATCATCGTGAAGCTGAGGTCTTTGTGGTTAGAACTCAGATACTCGTACACATCGTCCATCTGTTCGGGGAACAGCATCATCGCATCATCCAGACGGTCGGTGTATCGCAGTCGGCGGTCGCCACGCTTATAGCTCTTTAAGTAACGCACCGTTTCCGTCCGCTTGTTTACGCACAGGGTGACGATGCAGGGCTTGTGGAACACGTTCTCCATATTGACGAACACCCATTCAACCATCGCATTAAAACCATTGCGGTTCAACATTTGACACGTCTCGTCGGCATAGTAAGGCCGCACGAACAACTGCGCCTCTCGGACGTCGCCGCTCGTCTCAGCCACCCTGTCACCATGCGCGTCGCGTGATCGTCGGGTCTCGCTATACCACTTCCCGGTATAGTACATCACCTGCCCTCCTGGCTCCCTTACCGCCCAATAGAGGTTGTCGCCGCAGCATTCATCCATCTTGTCGGCAAGGCACACCTTCACGCCGCGCCCCGTCTCACGCTCCGCAGCCTTCGCGAGGCCGTCGAGCTGTGCATAGTCCTCAACCATAACTGGCACTGGCCTGTAGCTATATTCTATCTTCTTCCAGAACAGCCACTGCCGCCTCATGCCCGTCACAAACCTGTAAGGCTCTCCCTTCTCAGGTGCTAAAAACATGTAATAGCTCATCATAAGGCTCGTTTTTTACGGTCAAACACCTTTACCCTGCTGTAATTGTCGCTCTTACAGGAGCCTCTACTATGGTCGTAGTAGAACAGTGACACGCGAGCACCGTCAAACGCTTTTACTTCAATATTGCTGTCATGACGGCAGTAGACGGTGATGGCATAAAAGCCAGAGACCAAAAGCGAGCCACTGCAACTGCCAAGAAAAACGTAATAGCCGTTTTCACCTTCGTTAAGCTCCACTTCTTCATCCAGATATATATGATGTCGGTGAAGGTCCTCCTTGTGGAAATTCTCACGAATGAAATCCAATGATGGCCAGTCGTTCTTTAGCCCAAAATCAAAACCTTTGATGTAACGCTCCAGATTGTCGTCTGTCGTGTCATCATCCCCCCATTTCTCATACCACTCGTCGCACAGTCCGGCCTCACGCGCCATTTCACGCAGTTTGATGTTCAGTTCCTTGTCCGTCATAATATTCTATCTGTTAAACACTCTGTCCCAGAACCCACGGGATTTCAGACGCTCTATCTCAGCAGCTCGCTTTTCGGCGACAGATTCGAGAACCTTGATGTGGCTGTCTAGAGAATCCAATTTTTCTTTCATCAGCGAGTTAGACTGCTCTAGTGTCATATTCTTGTCGCGAAGGTTACGGATTATCTCACTTTCGTTTGTCACGGCCTTCAACTCCTCGTACTCGGCAAAAAGCTTCTGATACTTCTCACGCCACAAATCACAGTCATTAACTAGTCGGCTCGTACCCTCTATCTGGTCTGCCAGCTTTGCTTCCAACTCTCTCACTTGCGTCAACGTAGCACGCACTCTCTTCTTTTTCTCTGCCATAATTGTAAAAATTAGATTTTTTATGTTATTTCTTTTGTTTGAATTCCTTTCCTATTCTGCCAACCTCATTCCCGTCACGATAAGCCCTCATAGGCAGCGCATCTGTACGGCGCTCATCGAAAGTGCGAAGAATCGTTGCTGTATATATATTCTCCTTGTCATCACTGCTCAACCGCTTGGCGGACATCTGAGCACTTGCCTTGTCCATGTCCTCATAGATTGTTGTCTGCTCCTTGGTCTTTACATCCAGCTTCGTCACGCACCACTTCTCTGAGATTTCGGAAAGCATCTCACTCTCGACAGTAGAACGATGGAATTTCAGAATTCTGTCATTCATGTCAACGCTGATGAAAACGTCGCTGTCATCCTCCACATGCTGAGGATCACCAAGCGACCATTGCTCGGGAAGCTGTGCCCACCGCATCACCTGATGGTATAGCAGCTCCGTCTCGGTATTCATCTCCAGTGTGCCTTCCTTAGACTGAAAGCCCTGCTGCCTCCAAAAGTTAAGGAAGCTGGTAAAATCCTTCTCAAACTGGTTGCACGTCCGGCTGATAAGGTGCTTGCGCCCATGCAGCATGTTCAGCATCCAGTCAACCTGTCCGAACACGCGATAGGCCGCCGATATGCAGGCGTGCATCAAGCACAGCATATAGCTGATGCGGTCGATAGCTCCGAGTTCTTCTGCCTTTTCGACATCAAGTCCTGCAATACCTGCCTTGCTGATGGTTATAGCGACTTCCTCCGATAGTCCGTTTGGTATTTCGATTACTTCGTCATTTTGTCTCATCATCAATTACATTATTGTTTTTAGCAACCACAAAGTGAAATCCTCTTACATCATTACCATTATGCACACTCTTATAGAGACTCCACGTAGGCAGTCCAGTAGCCTTTGCACATTCAATGACAGTAGGCCATGTCTCGCCAGTTTCGATGCACACTATACGCTTAGCCCATGCCTTGTTGCCCGGCCTGCCTCCTCGTAGTTTCTTGCTGGGTACAAACTCGGCCTGCTGAGGTTGTCTTACTCCAATGCGGCAAGTTTCAAAGCTGCTGCCAGGGTGCAAGGCACGGATAGCAACCATTTCGCGCAAATCGTGTGAAAAGTACAACTCCCTAACCTTTCCGTCCTTAACGACACTCACAAGCCAGTCATCCATAGCTCACAGTCAGTTTTAGTTCAATGGGTTCGTCACTATAAGTCATTAGCGGAAGACGCAGAAGACCTTCCGCAGCCATATCAGCAATGACAGAGCAGTAGCACCCCTCTATCTTTCCTGCCCATACTCCAATCTTCTCAACTCTTTCTGGTTTTTCGATAAACACTACGCCCTGTCCTCGTGCAGATACGGCGTAGAAGAGCTTCTTCGTCTTCATAGCACAAGTCCTTATTTCTTCTCGTACACTTCAACAACCTTACTTTCGCCGATATTGGCAATCACGTAGTCAACCATTGAGTCCTTGTAAGCCTCCACGATGTTCTTACGCGCTGCCTCGATGCTGGGAGCATTAGTTAGGTAGTACACGTTGGTACGCTTCTCTTTACTAGTGGCCTCGCTCAGCGTAATGAGCGCCACCTTGGCCTTGTAGAAGATGTCGCCCTCGTCGGCAAAGAAAATCTCCTTGTAGGAAGCCAATCCGGCCTTCACACACTCAGGAGCACCTGTAGCCACGGAAGCATACTCCTCCAAAGCCATCGTCTCGGCCTCACCGAGTGAAAACGCCTCTACCACCACGGTCTCCTTGGTCTTCTTCGTCAGACCGTCCTCACCCATCTTCTCGAAGGCCACCACGACCTCGAAATACTTTCCACTTTTCTGTCTCATAAACTTTTTGTTTTAAATGTTAATAAAAATGTTGGCTAAAACTATTTCTTAGTTAGATACCTGCTGCCATACTGCCGCTCGTACATGTCAGCATGGCCAGGGCCGTTGTCTAGTACAAACTTGATGTACTGAGGCTTCTTGACCATACCGTCGCCACGACCAGCATTTTGAAGGTTTATCTCGCCCGGCTTGGGAGGATCGCCTGGTCGCATCATCTCCCACCCCTTTACGCAGAGATAGTCCAGAGGATTCTCTATACCGTATCTGTTACACAACCGAAGGTGTTCCTTCGAACCGTCCGTATGATGCAGGCACGATGCACAGCATTTCTTGATGTTGATGCCGTACCTGTTCTTTTCAAATTCTTCTATTACGCCACTGTTCATATTACCGTTATATTATTTGTTTTTCAACTTCCAACCATTCCTTTTGTACACCTCCAGCACCGCAGCGTCGCGGCTGTCGAAGTCCATGACGAACTCGCCATGACCTATTCCGTTGCCGTCGTCGTGCCACTGCCACATGCCCCATCGTCTCCTGTATGGAGCATAGTAGTATTCTCCGTCCTTACAGTTCCTCATCATTATCGCCCTCCTCTTCTTCGTCTTCATCACCAAAGGGATAGAGATACGGATAGCGCAGGCGATGGCGAACAGGAGAGATACCTGCCTCTACCCTGCCATCGTGGATGCGCTGCTCGCGGATTATCTCTCGTCTCAGTTCCTCCTCATTCATAGCCGTGCGTCTCCTTGAAGTTCTGATACTGCCACGCTATGCTGTCTCTCTGCGCCGTCAGGCCGTTCTCCGTAGCCTTCTTGCTTGCATACATCAGAAGCCAGATAAGAAGGACAATGACGATGAAAGCGCCAAGTGCTATCTGCGGGTATTTGCCTACCCAACGCACGGCACACTTCCACAGCCATACAAAGATGCTTACGATTCCGAGTAATATATCGGAAATGATTCTCACGATTCCCCAGAGGAAACTCTTCCATGCTGCCGCAAAGCAGATCAACCACTGCTTCCAGCTGTCAAATAACAGACTTTTCATAATTATCGTTTTTAAGTTTAACAATTTGTTGTCATAACGCCATTGACGTAAGCACCTTTCTCGTGGGTATATACCAGCTGAGCCAGCACCTTCTCACGAACCTTGTAGTAACTGTCAATTACAACATACTCGGCAATGACGTTAACATTGTTCATCCATTCTGCGCTCACAAACTTGCGAGCAGCCGATTCAGTATCGCGCTTGATGAATTCTCCAAGCTCATGCTTTGCCAGAGTCTTGTACTTCTCATAGTCTAACACTCCCGTAATCTTCAGTTCAGAATAGTCGGTTCTGAACTCCAATTCCTGTTCTTTTTCCATAGATATTATTTTTTTATTTCACGTTCAATGCAATGTCGTTCACAAGCCAGTTCCAGACGTTCTTGTCGTCCTTCTTGATGTACTCGACAAACAAACGGTCAACGACTTCCGTCCCGTCATGCTCGTCCAGCGCCTTCTTGTACGCATCCAGCATGTCGATGTATGCCTGTGCAGATGCCTTGCGGCTCTCTGGGAACTCACGACGCAGATACCACTTCTGGCATGTAGTCGTATTCGCGTAGATGTTCACCAGCTGCTTGTGGTTGTTCATGCACCACTGCATGGCATACGTAGCGGCAAGAATCTCGCAGTTGAACTGGTCGGCCACTATGGTCTCTCCGTTGTACTCCCACGACTCAGGCACCCGCCACGCCACTTGGTGCAGCACCTTCTTCTCCTCGCCTTTCGGAACATCCTCGGTAATCACCACGGCGCACTTCCCTACATTGTAGTCGAAGCGTCCCTTAATGTAGCATTCTGTTATCATAGCTTATGTTGTTAAAATGGTAATTCTGAATTGTCTGGAGCATCAAAAGGCAAATCTGATTCATGTATCATGTCATCGCTCCATGCATAAATAATGCTTTCAGTCTGACTGTTCTTTAGTCTGTTGCTTTCCATCTCAAAATACAGTTTAGCAAACTCTCCAACAAGACTCCCTTTAGTACGGAACTTACCGACCTCAATAGCATTAGTACATCCGCTTGAAAGTATATCATTGTAGGTAAAACTGCTAAGTATACCTTTCGCATTATTCTTAAAATCCTGATTAATGCGATGCATAAGCATAACATTGTCGGCCTTATTACTGATGTCACCGCTACCACTGATATTATCTACACGGATAAATCCTGACGATTTATTAGGGTGAGCAACAATATGAATGTGAATATTGAGTTCTTTTGCAAGATCTTCGCATTTCTGCAACAAAATACCCTGTCGCTCATATTTATCCTGGTCAAGCTCCCTATAATTAAGAACCATCAAGTTGTCGAAGTAAGCAACATCTAGATCCTCTGTTTCCTTCAAGCGCCTCAACTGTTCGCTAATCTGCATGAAGTTGTCACCATACTTGTTGTTGAACAGCCATACATACTTGTCTAACCACTTATCTATCTTATCTGCTATGTTGTCTGGAGTATAGTAGTAGTCGCTCTGTCCGTATTTCTTATTATACTGCTTGCCAGCGGCCTGAAGATAAAGCCATTGTTTGAACTGCACATCGAGCAATTCACCAGTATATATCGCATTCTTGTATTGTTTGTCTGATGCATTCAGTATCAGATTGCTGAGAAGAGAAGATTTTCCACAACCACGAAAACCACTCCATATAGTAACATCACCTCTTCGCCAGCCAAGACCACGTTTGTCAATAATAGGTATGCCAGACGGAATAAAGTCAGCCAAGTCTATCTTCGGCTTCCTGATGTCAGACATCTTAAGCCATATATGCCCCTTACCCTCCTGCTGCACCAACGGCTGGGCTGGTGCAACAACCTGCGGCTGCATGGTCTGCTTATACATCTGAGGAATCGGCTGCTCTGCATGACTGTAAGCATCAGGTTCAAAGAGCAATCGAACGTCGCGCCATGTTTTGCCACTACAGCTATTATGAAAACACAGGAAACCGATAGCACCGGAGTCTCTTTGAAAGATGACGGCATCCTTGTGCTTATGCTGGTCGTTGAACGGGCAATGGTCAAGCACGTACTTCGTACCTCCTGCCACGCGCTCTTCCTTATAGCCGAGACCATGTTTATTCAAGAACTCGACCAAATCGAAACGCTCTGTCGAGTAGTTGTTGTATCTGTTTGGCGTTACATCCTCATTAGGGTATAAGTCCGCTATCTTCTTGAAATAGGCAAATTCAGTCGGCTGTAAGTTCTGAGGAATGCTGACAATCTGCGACATTCTCCAAGGACGTTCAGGAGAATTCTCCCCTTTCATAGCCATTGTCCCAGGCAGTTTACATATACGGCTCAGATTAAATACCTTTTCATCTACGTCAACGTGCTCATCACTAAACATCAAGGATAACACCTTAATGAACTTCTTGATTATCTCAGTCTTCTCAGCTTCTGCACCAATCCTGCAGGCAATCGTGATATGATAACCATTACCACTCCTTCCTACTATCGGTTCGTTGAATCCCTGAGACATCAAATACTTATACAGGTCAATAGCCTTAAGGTAAGAGTAATTCAATTCCTCCTCACTCGAACTCACGCCAGCAGGACGTTTGGGGTCAAGGTCGATAAGTACGTGGGTACGACCATCAACATCAAGGTCACCAGTTGTAGGCTCTCGCTTTATCAGAATGATTTTATCACGTTGCGCCCTACTATAGCAAGCCTCATTGATATGATTCAAGGTAAAGTAAATCTGTGCATGTGGCATATTGCTGTATGGTTCAAGTGCCGTAATCATAAGATTCACATCCTTGAAATAGCCGCTATATGTCTTCTGCCCGTCAAGTATTCTGATTTCCGTTAGGTCCTTGCCATCCTTGAAAACATCCCACCACTTGTATATTTCTGATTTGTTAATCATATCATATTACTCCCATTCTATTTTTGAAGTTCCCTGATATTCTTGTTCCTGCTGAGAGAACAATGAAGGCATTTCTTCTTTTCTTTTACTCTCCCAAGTCCGACATGCAGCCTTCCAATCCTTCATCTTATTTTTTCCGACCATCCAACCATTACTTTCGTAATAAGCATGAAATCTTTCAGCATCGAAATGATAACCTTTTTCAAGAATGTAGGAAGACAATTCTTCTATTGTTGGTTTTTGGAACCCAGACTTCTTTTTAGAAACTTTAGTTTCTTTTTCTTTATTATTATCTTCTATATTATCTATAATATTATCTATAGTATGTTGTTCATTTTGTTGTTCAATCTGTTGTTCAGATTTTAGTAGTGTTTGTTGTTCAATTTGTTGTGCAGTGTTTAGTCCAAATTTCACCGTAATTATAGTAATTAAACGGCTTTTCTGTTGTTCAATATTCCCTATACTCTGTTGTTCATTTAGATATTTACGAACTGTGTTCCTACTCCACTGCCAACGCTCGGCCAATTCTTCCTCAGACTTGGCAAGCTGGCCTGCTTTTAGTTCAACTACTTGACCACGCTTTATAAACTTCCTGTCTTTCCACTCTGCAAGTAGACACAAATCCAAATATGCCTGCATACGGGTAAAGCGTTCTGAGAAATAATACTCAGAATCCATTAGTTCCTTGCTCAACATACAAAATCCTTTTGCCATATTCTCCGACATTTAATAAATCCGACAAAAAGCAAAGAGGGAGGGGCTGTCGGAATACCCACGTCACTCAGGAGCTACCATGAGTTATCCCTCGTTTGCAAAATTACTCAAATATTAAACTTGTAAATAAATTTTACCAACAAATCTTACGTTTTGTAGAATATATTATAACAGCTGCTGTCTTCTGTATTACAGCCGACCCGTATCATTTGTCCTTTAACAAAGCAAGAAAAGAATCTTCATCCTCTTTCTGCTCATGAACCACATCTCCTCGCTCCATAAAGAATGGGCAAGGCTCAAATGGGAACATCTCGTCGAAGTCCTCCAGATGATGCCCGTGGTGACGATAGAAATCCGCATCGTAGTAACAGCAATGCTCCCTGCGCCTGCAGGTCACCTCATTGAACCCCTTACGGACATCTACCGTCCACCCGTGACAAAAGCTGAATTTAGGCATTGCCTTGGTAAATTGTGTTAGGATGGGTTATTGCGCCGGTGGGAAAGGCAGTTGTGTCTGCTGGCCTTGCTGTGGCATCTGCTGATGAGGAGGGAACGGATTCTGCTGAGGCATCTGCTGACCTTGCTGAGGGAAAGGAGCCTGTTGCTGAATGACTCCATTCGTCTGAGCCTGCTGATAACCCTGCGTCGGCTGTTGTACCTGACCTGGACGCTCCGCCCTCCATGCTTCAATGGAATTAAAGAATCTTCCGTTATATTCGCGACAATCCACATTCAAGTGAACTGTGACATACTCTCCTACTTGCAGATTCAGCTCCTGAATCTTTGCATCTTTTACGTCGAAGACCATGCGCTTGGGATACTGACCAGGCTCGTGCTCGATGATGTAGGAAGCACGCTGCCACTGATTACCTGTTCTCTGGCTAACTCCCTGTTGTAGAGGGAGTATCTGGACAATTTGTCCGCTTACAATAAAATCCATAATTTTTAATTTTAAATTGTTTAGAAATTCCTAATCTCAAATTCATATTGTTCCTTGTTGACGTTCGGTATAAATGTCTGGAAGATGACAGTCTTGACCTTTTCATAAAGTTCATGGAAGCCAGCTTCATCAAGCTTGTCAAAGGCAATGCTCTTTGGAACCTCGAGCCACGTCTGTCTTGCAACGGAATAAACTGGCTCGTAATGTCCTGCAGCAACCTCACAAGTCTTACGAAATGCATCTACATTATCGTGGAAGAATTCACGCTGTTGCTCCGTCAGGTATTCCCAGCTGATATTTATCATTGCGAAGTAAAGGCGATGGAACTGGTAATTTCGGTACTCCTTAACGGTACATTCCACCACCGTTCCACGTTTCAGAGTCCTCTTCTTCTCGTAGTCATCATCAGTACACGGTTTGAATCCCTCCGAAGTTACGACCAAGTTTATCTTCATAGTCACTTTACTTGTCTAAAGTTAACATCTTCATCTGCTCCTTCATATAGTCAACTGACTTACCGATTCTCTCAAGCAGGTTATCCGTAAACTCCTTGTCAATAGGAACCTCCAGAATATGCAAGTCCATTCCACGACGATAGAGTGGTGAGTAACTGATGAAGTCGCATATCTCTGTACCTGTTATAAGCATATTGTGCTGCACTTGTGCGTAATACTGAGGATTACCAACCTTCAAGTCTTCTGGTTTCACCCACTTGCAGTGCTCGATATGCACGCTAGGGTTATAAGGACACTTGATTTCGATAATCCTGTCTAGCGTCGAACGCCTGCCGTCAGGAGAACCGCCTACATAGTCCTCGTAGCCACTCATTGGGGTAAACGGACAGTCCATTACCTTACACCCAGTGGCCAACTCATACTGCTCGCGGGCTATATCTTCATATTCGCTGCCCCACCGCATGGCTGGAGTAGACTTCTTGACGTCGTTCATGTAGTAGATGAACATCTCGTCATCCATCAGACGCTCTGCTATCTTGTCATTCAGATAAGTGTATGCCGTCTTTCCGAAATACTCATCCTTTCCCCTACCCTTCGTGAGAATATTCACAATCTCACTGGCAGTCAGTTTACCTTTTCTTTGAAGTAGCCATGCATCTGTTCTTTGAAAATCGTTCATATTATATATCTCCATTTGTATCCTCCTGCTGTAAGCCTTTCACCTTTACAGCACTGACGGATATGATTACTAAAAACACCTGTCTCTTCTTGTGCAAATGATGCTCCATCAAAAGCTTTCAAAACCATGCCTTCTTGTGAAAGCATTTCTACTTTTCTACTATGAGAACGTATCTTTTTTATTTGTGATTCTTTAAGATGTTTACCTTTCCAATAGTTACCGATCTTCTCTCTTGTTTCTTTTGAAAAGATTCTTTTTCTTCCGACTTCAACATATCTTTCCCTAGTTATTGGGTTTAGGTTGTTTTCGGAATGTGTTACCCATCGTAGGTTTTCAACGCTATCATTCAATCTGTTCGTGTCAATATGATCAACACATGGTTTGTTTTCTGGATTAGGAATAAATGCCATTGCAACCATTCTTGCTGCTTTCATACTAACACGCTTTTCACCTGTTTTACGAACAAGAAGAAAATACCTATATCCTGATACTATATTTGCTTTACGAATTCTTCCTCTTCTTAGTTCTGTTTTACCATTTATATAATGTATAAGATAATCATTACTTTTTAGATTTCCAAGGTTAGATATTTGGTATCTATCCTCAAATCCAACAACTGGTCTCCATTCTTCATTCATTGCTGCGGTCTGTTAGGTAATGTATTCCATTTCTTATCACGATACTGGACGTACTCCTGATAATTCCATAAGTCCTTGTACTTTTCGTTCAGTTCGACAAGCTCTTCTTTGAACTTGCAGGCATCCATTTTTTTCTTAGCCGTTGTAAACTCAGACTTCAACTTTGCTTCCGGCAATTGTTGACCATTGTTGGTGGCATCTGAGTCACGACGGTCGTCAATGGCGAGAAGGCCACAAAGGGCATACTTACGTGCATACGATGATGCTGCGCCAGTAACCTGACTATCATCCATTCCTTTCTTAGTTTCAGCCTCACGAGCAAAAGACACGGAACTTTCAGTCTCTCCCTTGTCGTTCTTGATAGTAGCTGTTGACTTCACATAGATTCTGGTTCCAACCATTACCACGTCGTCAGAAATGATAATAGTACATTGTGTATCTTTAAGCAATGGTTTCACTGCCTCAAGGATACTCTCGGCACTACGATATCCGTAGCCGCCGAACGTGTTGAACAAGTCCTTATTGGCTTTCAACTCCGTTTGAATTTTTACTAACTCTTTCATAATATATAGTTATTTAATCAAATAGTCCTGGCTCCTTAGAGTCCTTTATCTCAATACCTTTCACTTCAACAATGGTAAACTCAATCCGAGGATTGTTCTTGTCGATGAATTTGTTCGCCACAATCTTCACGCAATTGCGGTCATTCTTGATGGCCTTGCAAGACTGCAGACAGTCCAAAAGTCCTTTAAGGGAGTTATCCAAGTCAGGCTGATTGCTCTGAAAGTACACATCAGCGTAAAGCTCAAAGAATCCTTGTATATTCTTGTTTCTGTATGCACCACACTGGAGATAGAACTTCTTCTCAAAATCCGTCATGGCTGAGGTCTTTGCCAAAGAGCCGTGGCCTCCAATTTTTACAATCCTGTACTGGTTTGACTTACTCGGAACTGATCCATAAATCACTTGTTCGTGTTTCATTCTATTATTTCTTTTATTAATTTTATACACCCCTCCATTTTTTTCTCGTTTTCCACGACACCATGCATCCGTACATCCGTACAAGCCAGCCTCGAAAGCGTCGCGCAGTGTAGCGTCAGGATGCTCGTTAAGCCATTTCTCCATCTTCTCATTCATAGTCAGTATATTTTATAAGGTTTACCTCTTAGTGAAGGACGCATCTTTTCAACATAATCAGAAAACGCCGCACCTTTTATTACTGGTTCACCGTTTACATACTCATCAACGATGTCTTTTGATAAAGGCATCTTGAACGTACCAATAAAGGTTCCGTCCAGCATAACGTCAAATTCTATGTATTCCATAAGCAATGAATTTTTTCTAATCAAAGCCCCGCAGGCAATTCCCACGGGGCACATCAAACTATGTGGCCAAAAAAAAGAAAATCCCACAAAATTCCAGCTGCCCTCACAGGTGGCTGGAAAATAATACTAAAACTCTAAAATTCATAAAATACAAAGTAAAAGAATATCCTCCCGGACCGAAAACACATTTTTGCATTAATAATTATATCATTTTTACACATTAGATTTCTTCGATTCTGTTATTATATTTATTGTTGCCGTAGATGGATTCGCACCATCGACGCACGGGTTTGCACCCGCCGCTCTCCTCCTGAGCTATACGGCATACCGCTAAAGGATGAATACTATTCGTTGTATATCAAGCTACAACAGGTGGCAGGGCGTTTCAGCTCACATCCACCTTAACTATCTCTTTAGTCCGTTCCTCAACGGCAGGGCTGCTTGTCGCCTCCGCCACTGGCATCAACCTCTACACCATCAAACGTACCCATGTACTACGGTGAGCATCGGCTGGAATACACCGACCTCAATGCCAGTCTTGTTTTGTACCACAATGTCAAAGAACGTTTTTTAGTTGCGGGAGAAGGAATCGGACCTACGGCCTGTTGGTTATGAGCCAGCCGCGCTGCCAACTGCGCCACCCCGCGATAAAGTCATTTTCGCCTGCAGTATTCCTGATACCTCTCTACAAGACCTACCTCCTCGAAAACCCACTGACCGCGCATCGCATCTCCTCTACGAGTACCGCCAAGATGTTCAGCAATGTCACGAACCGTCCAGACGCTGATGCCGAGAATCTTAGCAACCTCCTTGGCCTTGATGGTCCGATTCTTCTGCGGAACCATCTTGGCCACCTTAGCCATGAACCTGTCATCATTGACAAGTCCAGTGACTATAAGCTTAGCAAGGCGCTGCAATTCGTATTCGGTCATAGTTGTATATTTGGCTTAGTTCTTCACCAACTTAATAGTAATAGTGTTCTCCGCTTTGTTGATCGTGGACTCAAACTCTGGCTTCGGCCCATTCTCTTCAACCCTCCAAGTGTCTTTAGTGTAGGTTACCAAACTCATGGCCGTTCTGCAAGCTTGGTAATCAGGAAGCTTAACCTCCAATATACCAAGTGCGAAATTCTTGATGTCTTGCGTAGAAACTTTGTCTGCTACCATAGTCTTTTTTCTCTAATTGTTAAAATACCAATTTTTACTATAAAATACTTTTAAAAGTTTGGAAGTCCCACGCAAATACACTATATTTGCATTGCCAAATGAAATATGCGTTTTGTCTATATATGTAGACTTTTACGCGGGACTCCGCACTTTGTTTGTCTAACGAGTGCAAAGATATGGATTTGTATGGTAAATACCAAACATTTCCTTACTTTTGGGAATTTAATTTTAATTTTTTAACTGATTTTTATGGTTGTTCAGAATTATGGCTGTAGATTTTAATCAAGAAGGACTCACTCAAAGAATCAAGGCGATGGTAGACGAGTCGTGTATGACATACAGAAAATTTGCCATAACTGCAGGTATAGACCCATCTGGGTTCGACAAGAAGATGAAGGGAATACTTCAATGGACCGTGAACGATATCAACAAAATTTGCAGCAATCTCAACATAAGAAGGGGATGGCTTGTAGACGGAGAAGGTCAGCAGTTCAAGGCACCTGACGAAATACTAGACAAGATACCGGCCACTCAAACCGATTCCACAAATAACCAAAAACTTAATAACGCGGTTGATTTGTTCACTGATCAGGCTCTTAGAATGGAGAAGTTCATTGTTATGCTTAGCAACGAAATATCTGAAGTACGTTCCATCAAAGAGGAACTACAACAACAGAAGGAAGAAAACAAAAGACTACAACAGTCTCTGCATGACGCTCTATTCGCCCTTCGTTCTATTACCACCAACAAACAATACAGGCCACTCATCGCAGCAGAAGAAGAAGTATAATATATAATATGTACGCGCATGAAAAGAATAGTACCAAAGTAATACCAAAAGCGCGATTATCCTCGTAACAACCTGATAATCAACGTTTGCAGAAATTCCCCTATCGACTACCCAGAGGGGTTACAAGCCCCTCTTTTTTGTGTCTGATAATCATGTAGTTACAAATCTAAAGCACTGATATTCAATTACTTAAAGGAATAAACCCACCTAAAAACATAAGGAAACATTAGGAAACATAAGGTAACATTAGGATAAAAAGTAATACTAAAAGTAATACCAATTCACGAAAAGTAATACCAAACAGCAATACTGCTTGAAAAGCGGTATTACCAAAAAGAAGAAAAGAGTCATGAATATACCTAAGATTAAATACGTCTTTGACCGCAAGCACAACACTGGCAGCGGCAACAAGGGAAAGATAGACATGCGCATCACCTACAACAAGGTGCAGAAGTTCGTATCAACAGGAATTGCCGTCTATCCCAAAGAATGGAACGAGAAGAAGGAGATGGTTATCAACGTCAGGGAGGCACTGGAACTTAACAACATCCTTATGTCATTCAAGCAGAAGGTCTACAAGATTATCTCTGACATGACGCAAAAGGACGAGATCGACATCAATGCCATACCTGCCCTGCTAAAGTCAAGGAGAGTAGATATTTCGTTCCTGGAGTACATTCTTACGAGGGCAGACAAGAAGCCTGTCAGCGAAAACACAAAGAAGGCATACAACGTGTTCTATTCAAGATTTGAGCAATGGGGAGGAATGAAATACTTCTCTGACATCAGCGAGAAGGGAATCAGGGACTTCGACGAGTACCTGCATACGGTCAGGTGGAAGACCACCGACAGATTTGGCAAAGAAATAGAGAAAGGATACTCCCAAGCTACGATTGGCTCAATGCACAAGAATCTCAAGGCGTTCATCAACGATGCGATTGTGGACGGTTTTATAAAGGGAAACCCCTACTCCACCAAGCGAATCAAGATTGACAAGGGAGCAACGCGAATAGAACAGTTCCTGACAAGGCAGGAGGTAGAAAGTATAGAGAGTGCCAAGATGCCGACGAGGAGTCTTACGGAGGCAAAGGACCTGTTCCTCGTACAGTGCTATACTGGCGTGTCATACATAGACCTGATGAACTACGACTTCACGCAATGCAGAAATGCAAAGGACTATACCGTTTTCAGTGGCATACGCTCAAAGACGGGAACCATCTTCACATTCGTACTCACACCGAAGGCAAAAGCGATTCTGCAACAATACGACTTCATGCTTCCAAAAATCCCAAACCAGAAGTACAACGTGAAACTGAAGCTCATTGCAGATGCTGCAGGCATAGACCAGAATATCACAACGCATTGTGCGCGTCGTTCGTGCGGATACATGCTGCTGAATGCCGGTGTGCCTATTGCAGTGGTGAGCCGTGTGCTTGGACACTCAAGCATCAGACAGACAGAGCAGAGCTATGCACGGCTGTTGGATAAAACAATTGCAGAGGAAATAAGGAAACACATAAAATAAAAGTATGGAGTGTCGCCTGCAATGGTTGCACTCCATTTTTTTATTCAAAAATGCGGTTTTTTAAATTTTAATTCCTCATCGGTGACAAAAACAGCCTTTTACCGCCGATTTCTAACATTTCAGATTATCTTTTCTTCTTTTGTTCATTCTCGAATTTTCTCTGCAACCACACCATACGGTCAAAACAGCAGTTCCTTATCTTCTCGAGGACAAAAGCCTTCGTCTCACTCTCACGGATGAAGAACGGTTTGTATTTGAAACACAGACGATGCCCCTTACGGCCAGCAAAATATTTCCGGGACTCTTCTATCTTGTCACCGTCACTCAAAAATATCGCTATCATCAACGATGGAATCTTTACAGCCATCCTAACACCAAAGCCAGAGTAATAATCCTCAATGAACTCAATGTTATTTTCTCTCAGCCAATCTTTCAAAGCTTCAAGCTTCTTCTCGTTCGTAATCTTTGCCATAATGATAAATATATAAAAAATACCCGTTAATATTAGTGCGCATTTGGGAAATAGTAAAATTAGTCGTAAGCTTCACGCATTGCAAATTGGCGTGCAACCATAGCTTTAAATTCAAGTTCTTCTTGGTTCAACATTACTTTTGTTGAATTGATTATCGACTTCTTAATATTCTCAGCTGACTTTATAAACTTTGACCGACATCTTTTGTTTGCATTCCATATCATATTCTTGAATGTAAAAGGCATGTCCTTTATCCATGAGAAGATAGGAGGTTCGCATTTTGCCCAATACTCGATATGAGTCTTCTTGTTTAATGCTTTGAAAGCATAGAGCTCTCCCTTGTGACATCGCACGATGCAAGCTGGCGTCTTGGTCATAAGACCTTGACTAACGTATTCTCGCAAAATGCGACCTACCTTGGTGCGGCTTAATCCAGTTCGTTTCGCTACATAGAGCTGCGTCTTCCGTACTTCGGTTGCACAATTGTCAACACAACCAACATGGTCGCCCGTCGAATACTTATACCCCGTATGGTCGTCGTACTCCTTGCAGACGAGAACTCGCTCTATAAGCCTCACCAACATTTCCAGTGGAAGAAATTCTTTCTCGCCGTTTTTCTTGAGATAGCTCTCTGGCACTGGTATGGTTATTACGTCGTCATTGCAAAATCTATCACCTCTCCTGCTTATCTTGATAGACTTGTCTCGGCAACTCTTTGCAAAGACGCAATTTTTCTTTTCGTTTACGTAGAACAATTCACTATCCTCCCACATCAGGTTGATAAGGAGCTTTGCCCTGTCGCGCCTAACATGGAAAAACTTTGTGATATTGTCTATTGATATATCGTACAGAGTAGAGTTGCCAAAGGCGAACTTAATACCAAGCCAAGCAGCAAGAATAAGTTTACCGTTCTTACTGAACCTTCGTTGGTCTGTCAGCTGTCGTGGCATGTTAAACGCTCTACTCATACGAATCTGAATAATAATGGGAACCTCATCAGAGCGCTATTCCAATTTCAGTTCCCTCACCTATCTTATGATAATATAATTCTTCTTTATTTGCCAAGTTTAGCGCCCTTGACTGGCTGCAAAAGTAGGAATAATATTTTACATCTGCAAATTTTTTACAACAAATTTTTGTTAAAAAATCGCGATTCCTCACGTTTCCTAATGTTTCCTCATGTTTCCTAATCCACTGGTGTTTTGAGAGATTTTGAGCCTAATAAACCTAACGTTTCCTCACGTTTCCTCACGTTTCCTAACGTTATAACTAATTAACGATAAATTTTTACATAAATTTTTGCTTTCCGAAGATGATTTTACTACCTTTGCAACCAGAACAAACGCGGCTGGTGGTACTCCGCAAGTAAGAAGAAATATTGAGGGCATCGGATGAAGAGGACAGTACCACAAAAGCCTCCGATTTCGTTGACCCTCATTCTTTATTAATATGTATATAGCAAAATGGAAGATGGATTTAGTTCGGAAAGTAGGAGTTCTGGGACTAAGTGATGTCAGCAAGCTGGCTCCCATCGGGGATCTCGGCTACATGAACGGATGGTATCCGTGGGGATTGTTCCCCTCACAAGGAACGTTCATGAACGGTGGCCTTGAACGCATGATTTACGAAGCAGCAAAAGAACAAGGTTATCGCTTCGAAATAATCTCTCATCGTGAAACAGGTTCAGACACATGTTACTATTGTAAGGACCTGCACATGTACTATCACGTCGATTCATCAGGTTAATGACTATGACACCAAAACAACACATGTGCATCAACGAGGCTATTAAGTGCCTGCAGAATGCAAGGCAGTGGCTTGACCAGGCAATGTACTATTCTGGTGAGCTTATGCCTGAGAAAGAATTCAAAAACGTTAGAGAATCTTACGATCTGATTTGTGAAGCTAATAACAAGTTGTAAATAAACTATAAATATGGAACTACCTATTTGCATGTCGGAAGAGTTTTGGATGAATAGCCAGCTATCAGTAGCTCGGCACTTTGGACGTATCAGTAATGGCGGTAAGGAGTGGTGGATAGTCAATAGTAGAGGTATGGATTTATGGGCATGTACCCACGAGGCAAACAAGCTTGGTCGCGACAAGGCTATTCCTGCCGGAGAGCCTGCCGACCTCGTGCGTTTTGATTTCATCAAATACTACAGGAATCTTGGGCGTGAGAAATTCACGGCGGTACTAAAAGAGTATCCGCATGCTACCGACAAGGAGCTGCTGGCTATCTACAAGGAGCTGACAAAGCCTAAGAAGAAGCAGGAAGAAGAAACGTTAAACTTTGAATGACTATGACAAATGAAGAAATGCTTGACAAGCTGCTTAAAGACTTAATATGGCATGGTAATAATGATATGCCTGTTGGTCAAGAAAGAATAGCTGTGATTTATAGTGATGGTTCTATGGGGTGTGACTATGCTATCAACAAAGCCTTGTATTGGCAGAAAGTTGAAAGATGGGTTTATGTATCTGAAATTCTTAATATAATCAAACTATGACTCTCAGATGCGGTGACTGCGACTGGCTCGTACACAGGAAACGAAATCCTTCCAAAGGGCATTGCATTGTCGAGGATAAGGATAAGATCGTGACAGACAAACGCTGCGAACTGTTTGAGAGAGATAAAAAGAAGAGACTATGACAAAGGTATTAATTGTATTAGCCTTGCTTGCTTTCGGGCTGTGGGTCTGGGAAACGAAGTAAGAGACTATGACAGAAGAAGAGTTCAATAAGATTCCTTTCCGTTGTGTCGGCAGCATGGCATGGGATGACGAGCACTCGCTGGCTTATATCAGCGAGGACGGCAGGCTTGGGTTCTGCGACCATATGTTGAAGAATGAGTATGGTGAGTTCACACGGTCTTTCCGCCACTGGCGCATAGACAAGAAGGTGTACAAAACAAAGAAGAAATTCTTAGAGGCATTGAAGGACTTTCCTTCGGCATTAGAAGTCTGAATATTTAGTATATAACATTTAAACAAAATAGATTATGATAGAACTCAACAAGAAAACCCAGCAAGACTTTCTCAATAGAGAGTGGGTAAAAAGACTCCTTGATGCAGGAGTGGACATGTCTGACGCTAAATACTCCATAGTTCACGTTAAGGAATTTGATATAGATGTTGTGACTTATAACAAGCCCAATGAAATTGTAGAAGATCAGAATCCTGTTCCAACCTACACAGTATCAGAACTACTCTATAAGTTGCATGAATGGATATATCCTACGATTGACGGTAAAGAATACTCTGGTCCTCTTACTTTTTTGAAAGATGCACCATTCTATATGTTCTACTATAACTTGTCCAAAGAGGAAAAGATACAGACAGTAGATGGGGAAGAAACTGTTAGAGTAAAAGGCCCAGAGTATTACATCTACGCAGAATTCGAATACCCAATAGAATCTCTCGCCTCTCTATTAATCCAGTGTCATAAGAAAGACATTGGTATAAAAACAAAAGATACAGGGAATATAAGTGATAAGTAATTATGTTAGAAGAAAAATGATACAAGAAGCATACGTTTCCTTTGAGGTGGCAAAGCTGCTGAAGGAGAAAGGATTTCCGCAAGACCCATATATGTGCAACACGGCATATACATCAAGAGGACGAATGAGTAATAATGCGAAAAGTTTTATGCACAATTCACATTTGCTTGTACAGAGCCGTTGTTATAGCATTGCGCCTACCCAGCAGATGGCTATGCGCTGGCTGCGGGAAGTACATGACCTCAATATTGAAATTGACACCATTGGTCGTAAAGATAAAGGGACATTAAGTTGGCGTAGTACGGTATATAATTTGAACAATCAATATGAATGCTATTATAATGAAACTTGTGAATCTTATGAACAGGCTTGCGAAGCAGCAATTAAGTATTGTCTTGAAAATTTAATTTGAATAATTATGGCAACAATTAAAGCATACACAGATGAAATATGGAAAGATGTTGTAGGATGGGAAGGACTTTATCAAGTATCTTCTTTCGGAAGGGTTAAGTCTTTTCGTAAGAAAGAACCACATCTTTTATCTACTTGTGTTGGTACACAAGGGTATTGTGTTGTTTTATTGCATGATGGTAATGGTCAAAGAAAAAATGAAAGAGTTCATAGGCTTGTTGCACAGGCATTTATTCCTAACCCTAATAACTATCCGTACATAAACCACAAAGACGAGGATAAAACAAATAATCACGTTGAAAATTTAGAATGGTGTACCGCCGAATATAATTCTAATTATGGGACTTGCAAAGAGCGTATCGCAAATAGTAATAGTAAGCCTATTCTAAAATACGATTTAGACGGAAACTTTATTTGTGAATATAAAAGTCTTGCAGAAGCAGAAAGAATTGAAGGTATAGACCACGCAACTATAAGTTTATCTTGCAGTGGAAGAGTTTCTTACCAATGTGGTTATATATGGATATACAAATGTGACGAAGATACTATACAAGAAAGGGTTCAAAGAGTAAAAAGAGTATATAAGCCAAGGAAAGTTGCAATGTACGATAGGAATGGCAATTACATCAAAACGTATGGTTCTGTTTTACAAGCATCAAAGACATCTGGCGACTCTTATATGGTAATCAACAGACAATTAAAAACAGGTATAATAACAAAAAATGCAATACATATATGGAAACAAGTGTAAATAATAAATGCAAGGCTTTCACATCGCTGGAACAGTCAAAGAAGTTGGCTGAGATATTGCCACTTGAAAGTGCGGATATGTATTATGGCTATGGAAAGGATAAGCCAAAGTTTCTTCCTATATCTGATGCAGATATTAAATGTTTATCTCAACCTTGTTGGAGTCTTGCTGCGTTGCTTGGTGTTTTACCGTATCCTTCATTACATAAAACATTTAGTGGTTGGCGGTGTGATTCTTATGACAAAGAAGGAAAGACTTGTAAGATTGGAGAAAACGCAGACAATCCTATTGATGCTTGCTACGAACTTATATTAAAGTTGAATAAACTTAAAATGTTGTGATTATGATACAGTATAGGAAATCAGATGGAACTTTGGGTGAATTTCGTTCTGACAAACTTTATTCTATTAAAGCCAAAGAACATACTTTTACAGTAACTCTTAGGCATTACGGATGGGATGAGTATGACTGGGTGAATGAAGAAATAACTGATATAATTGAACTTAGAATTGGGTGATTATGAAAGAACTTACAATAGAGCAAAAGGCTCAAAGATATGACGAGGCAATTAAAAAGGCACAAGCTAAAATAGAAGAAGCTAAAGTGTTTGATTACGATGATGAGCAAACAGCTCACACCATTCGTTTAACAACGACCGATATATTTCCCGAACTCAAAGAGAGTGAGGATGAAAGTATAAGGAAAGGTTTAATTGAGTATTTCCTTCATCGCCCAGACTATGAGATTACTTATTATGGATTAAAGTCTGATTCCGTCATTGCTTGGCTTGAAAAGCAAGGTGAGCAGAAGCCTGCTGATATAGACAATAAGTTTCTAAGAATGAGAGAAACTAAACCAGCTAATATTGCCGAGTTCTTAGACAGGCTAACTACAGTTGAGCAAGAGTTTCTTTGGGAACACATTGAGAAAGTAAAAAAGTTGGATAGAGAGCAGAAGCCTGCTGAGTGGACATCAAGGGATGATGATATGCTTAATTCTATTACCTACACTCTTGATTGTATAGACATTAAAACAAACACAGAAGGTGAGCATGAAGACCATAGCGAAGAAGGAGCATGGCTTTTAGAACTTAAAGACAGAGTTCAGCCACAGCCACAAGAATGGAGTGAAGAGGATAAGGAGTTTTTAGAGTTGACACTTAGTAATCTTGCAGAACTCAAAGACAGATATGGCGAAGGTTATGGCAAGGTTGGAAAGTGCATTGATTGGCTAAAATCACTTCAACCTCAACCAATAGATGTTGAGGCAGCAATAGCATATCAAGATGGCTATCAGAAAGCATTAGTTGAGTTTTCTCAGAAACATCAAGAGTGGACTGACGATGATATTAATATGATTGATTGGCTTATCCGTTGCTGTGAGAAAGAACATGAAGAACTATGCAATGACAAGTATGGTCATCAAGATATTGTGTCTGACTTGAAAAGGGATTGCAGAAAGAAATTGGATTGGCTTGAATCACTCAAAGATAAAGCAGTTCCTCAGGAGCAGTGGAATCCAAGTAAAGAGCAGATGGACTCTTTACATGGTGCAGCTAATCATAGTTGGTTTAACAATAATGTTTTACAAGATTTATATACAGATTCAAAGAAACTAACAGAATAAAGTTATGGAAACACCCGAAAAAATTTATATAAGTGGTATTCCATCCCCGCATGGTGGTATTCGACTTATAACTTGCGATAAAGATTTTCCCAATGCGGTTGAATACACCCGCACCGATGCTTTTATTGAGAAGGCATTAAAGTGGTATTGTTTGGATTGTGAGTGCAATAATAATTGCAACGCAGACCATAAATGCTTTTTTAGGCAAGAGTATAAACGTTATCTTGAAGGAAATG